GGGTTTACCTGTGTAGTGTGCGTTTGCACTATAGTTCGCTTCTTGTGATCACAGCTTGCGAGTGGCTCTCGCTTGAAAGGATGGTAGGCCCGGCTGACTGACTGGGATCGCTCGACAGGAGAAGGGGGGTCGAGCAATGGTGCAGCACTTGTCTTCATAGGTGCAATGGTTAGTAGTGTATGTCGTCACACTACTTTGTACACCAGCGCGAAGAGGGACGCCAGATCATGTCCGCATGATTTTTCAGCTTATCCCCCAAGCTGTGACTGGATTAAGTACCGAAAGGGAAATTTCATCATGTTCACACAAGTGGGGATTGGCTAGTGGTATCGCTGATGTAGGGGGGGCACATTCCCTGAAATCCTATCTTCGCAACGTACGACCTGTTACGGAACCCCGGTCCATTGGATTGCCGGTGTAAATTAGCGCACCGTAACTTGTATAGCTTTTCTCACAATGTTGCCAATAAGTAAATCAAATTTTTTCCAAGACCCAGCACGAAACAACATTTTACAACATATGGCGGACGAACGCGATAATGCGTTTGATGAGGCACTCGACGACATCGCCTTAGACCATCTCAAGACCTTTGCTAAAGACTTTGTTAGCGAACAGTTTTTGACTGCCAGTGAATTAGCCACCAAGACGCGCAACCACCAGAGCGCGCAAGATCAGGCAACCGCAAGATCAATCGAAGCCAAAGTCGAGGCAGAAAACCGATTGATCGAGCAGTCAGCCAACATTGGGGTCCATCTAGCTCAAATGGACTCCAAATTTCATAGAGCAACTCGACAGAGGGAACTTGACGAGAAGGAAAAGGACATGGAGATCAATTTGCGAGATGCATCCAGCCATATCCGACAACTCCGCAGCGAGTTTGAGATAACTTCAAGGACTCTTGAAGCGGAGTGCTCCAATATAGAATTGATGGGCAAGAGAACTGTGAAGACCCATGACATTAACCTATTACCACACAACCTTAAAAAGATGACTTTAGATGCCGAGACGCGAGTGGCAGATGCCGAGGCGGGATTTCTAAAGGCACAGACTGGGAAACAGCTCAGTAAGTTATCACATGACGATGTGGAAGTAATGGGATTGAAACAACACTTGGAGCTCAAACATAGTGTATTGGAGAATGAAGGAAAGGTGATCGATGCTGAAAATGCCAGAACTGTGAAGTTAGTTGAAGCTAAGATGCTCGATTTAACTATAGGGGCAAAGATGGATACTGCAGCTGCAAATAAGATACATGCCCAAATAGAGAAGATGAACGCCGAGAGAGAATTAGTGGATATAAAACCAGGAGTGTTATCTAGAAAGGACATTGATATTCTTTCAAATCTTGGCAAACTTCCACGTGAAATACCTATAGTTTCCCTGTTAAAACATCTCCCCCTTCCTCAGGAATTGGTTGATTCCATACAGAACGATTCCCGCAAACCTGTCGGCCTACGTCGTGACGTCGATGTTATTATCGAGCCACACTTGTGGGAGCAGCGTATTTGCAAGGAACCTCCTATGCACCAGGTTGAGGTTCTACACTTTCAAAATAAGTGGGACGTACAGTCTTTGATACTTGGAACACCAACTTCTACCCTGCCCTACAAGAGCGCTAGAATCACGGTAGAAATCCCAATAGGAGCGGAGAATAATTTTACGTCTTACTGGTTGACGCGTCAAATTCCAGCCCCGGGATTACTTGAAAAGTATTGTTGTTGTTTTCCTTTGAACAATACGACAAACCAATACTTCCAAGATAATTTATCTGGCTTGATAGGACTAATAACCAGTCAATATTTGAATACCATTCTTTGGGATCCAGAAAAACAACGAGACATTGGATTGATGGCTTATGCTATAGCAATGTTGGCGTATGAGAAGTCCCAACCACATGTATCATCAAGTCACGCCCTCCAGCGTGCACAAATTGGCCGAAGTTATGCTGAACGGTTAGCCACCCGTTTGGCATGGCTGGAGTCACAAAATGAATTCGACAACGTTTGTTGTTACAGTGCCAGGAAGCAGTGCATAATTTGCTCATTCAGAGTGTGCAACTGCAATTGGACCCCAGTAATTAATTCAACCTCGCTAGCACATCCTGAGAGACAAATAATGAGTGACAATATTTTGCCTGGTGATCAACTTATAAACGATCACGTTTGGCAGAATGGTGAGTATTCGTTAGTCCCCCAGAATGTTGAATAATCTGACAAGATGGGCTCAGCGGGGCCTGGAGTATCTTCAGCAAGACTCCCTATTACAAAATGGTTTCAAACACTGCATCAATTCAAACAATTTCTTAAATGAACCTGTCCGTGATGGTTGCAAAATCAAGTATAGGGGCGTTCTAGATCCTACGATTAGAACTGCCTGTATAGCGCGATTGCCCGACAGGTATTCAGCAATTCATTTTTCTAACAACTCATGGAACGAGATGAATGCTATCAAAAAACGCGTAACCTGTAAAGTGCCGGTGCCTGAAGATGGTCTAATATTAGGTCAATTCAAACCCTGGTTGCGCAAAAATAGACGGCTTTTATTCTCCAAGATGAGAGTCTCCAAATCCGATTTACCCTCCTGGGATGAGTCCTTGCAAAACTCAAACGCCTCCCCTAGTGTCAAGAAGATACTTTCTGATACGAAGGACAAATTGGATAGGGAACATATCACACTTGACACGCCCATTGAAAAGAATTTCGCATCCGAGTGGACATTACGCTCGGTTTTTTTGAAGATAGAGAATCTGAATTATAGATCTCTTGGAGGTGTCAAGAACAAAGCCCCCCGTATCATAAGTGGCGCCCAGCCACAATTCATTTGCAACACCATGCAATTCTTCCAAGCATTTCAGAAGAAGCTAAAAACCGCCTGGCATCCAAACTTTCCAATCACTTTCGCTAGTGGTATGGACGGGGAGGGAGTAGGGAAATGGTTGTCAAAACGTCTTCATAAGAAATACCTTTATGAGGACGATGTTTCGCTTTGGGATGTTAGTGTGCAGCACGAATTACTTGTGTGAAGCAATGATTTACGATTGGTGCGGGGCACCCCCACTGGTTTCTCAGCTAGTGTGGAAGAACATACGAACGCGCGCTAAAAGCAGATGGGGCATCCGCTACACTACGCCAGATGGGAGAAAGTCTGGTGACCCGTACACGTCGTGCGGTAATTCATTGTTGAATGGCCTTTTACACTTATACATTTATTGTACCGTTCACAATTTATCTGTCGCAGATGCTTTAAGAGAGTGTTCTCAAATAGTCATGGGCGATGATAACATGATAGCCTGTGATAGAGAGACGGATTTTCAAGGCTGGATGCTAAAATTTGGATTTAAATCAGAGCTAGTCAGACGCCGCAATTGGCGTGACCTGGAATTTTGCTCTAGTAGACCTGTGCCATTCAAAGATGGTATAGTTATGTTACCAATTTTAGCCAACGTCATGAACAAGTTCGGAATCTACCCGACGAGTGGACACTTGCGGCTCCCTTATCAAGAGCTTGTCGCATGCGCCGCCAAGGGTCTATATAACACTCTTTGCTTCCACCCTCAAATAAAGCGCGTTTTCGATCAGTATACAACCGATAGAGTCGTGGAGCGTCCAGCTTGGCAGCTGTGGTGCTCGAGGCCTCACGAACCAACCCCTGACACTTGGGCCACCCTTGACCACAAAATGATGAATCTATCAAGATTGTTATTAATAGATAGTGAAACGAGGTGGTTCAACCATAAAGTACAAGATTTCCATTCGGAAATCACTACTGGCGGCCCTAGAGTGTGGGCTCGGAAGTAACTGCACACTCACAATTCCTTTGTACCTCTTCGGCCTGGACAGCCGAATGTATGTTGCCTACCGGATAAAACTGCGAACCTACACGCACGCAACAAAGTAAAACTCATGTCTTCTAACAACAATTTAAATATTTTGGCGGTTTCTAGCCAGGACTTGAAGAATCCAAAGGAAACAAATTATTTGAAGTTTTCACCTGCCCGTCTTCAGGCAGTACAGAAATTTCTACATCCTCCTGTTGTTAAGAAATCTCCGGGACTACAGTTGGTTTTGGACTCAAAGCGATTCAATGATTTTGAGTTTACACGGGAGATTTTCATCAACAATGTTGGACACATCACTAGTAAGACGCCGCTATTCGACAGCGAACGAGCCGTCATTCAATCATTATCTTCTTTGTTCACCACTCTTGATGTCAACGATTACAAAAGTTCCGCTTACCTGTACTTGCGAGTTAGTAGTTTACTATCGAATCATAAGGGTATGTGGTTTAACTTAGTGATCTGTGATGACCCGGAGGGTGAACCACACCCATTCACAGAGTGCTGCATTTCAGACTTTGCACTCTGGACTGAGACGTGCTTTCGAGATTCCCCGTATCTATATGAAACAAAACGAGCTCCAAAGCGCCTACGGTCGGACACTAATCATTATAAAGAGGATTTAACCACAGAAGGTGTTGAACCGAACCCGGGCCCTAAGTTATCCAAAGTTGTAAAGAAGCAAGCTAAAGCCATGGAGAAGGAAGAGAAGCAAGAAAAGAAGATGAACAAGTCAGTGAAACGTCTAATCACACGCCCCACCACCCCTGGGTTTAAGGGAAGGGGCGATTATGCTGACGATGCAGTTAATGCGGTTGGTAGCGCATTGAAAGGACCCGTAACAGGTGCCCTCAGATCAGTGGGGGGTTGGTTGGGATCCAAACTTGGCTCATTATTCGGCAGTGGTGATTATAGCATAGCACAGAGCCACGTTGAATCTGGTAACTCTGTGGCTGGTGATGTTCCAGATCGTAATTCTTTAATTTCAGCATCACCCCCATACATTCACAATTTAGGACGGAAATTTGTAATGCGCAAACGAGAATATGTCGGAGATGTCGTTGCGACGTCATCTTTTCGCAGAACCACTTATGATATATCTCCTGCAAATCGAAACTTGTTTCCGTGGTTGTCGGGTTTGGCGCCTGCATTTGAGCTATATCAGATTATGGGTATGGTGGTAGAATATCAACCCCGTATAGGTCAAGCGTCTACCTTGGCGCGGGGCGTTGTTGTATTATCCACGCAGTACAACGTTGAGAAACCCCCATTTGAGACTATAGCTCAGGCACAGAATAATGAAATGGCTGTCGCTTGCGCCCCACACATGTACTGTATGCATGCCATTGAGTGTGACCCAAAACAGACTGTTGGAGGTGCCGAAAAGAATGTCACAATTGCTTTGGGAGACACTTCCATTGAACAGCGCCTCAACACGTGGGGACGATTGCACGTCTGCACTGAGGGACAGGCGGCCTCAGACGAGGGTTCGATAATCGGTGCCCTCTGGATAAGCTATGAGATTGCATTTGATCAGCCCATCTTCGATGCCGGACTCAATCTTTCGCTGCCCCAGGATATCCACACCATAGGATCACTCAACTTTTCGGCTAGTACTAGGCCAAATGGGTATTCCTCTTCCGTCGGACCGACTGGTGGGTGGGTGCGTCGCTCCACCAGCACTCTTGGCAGTAATATCGTCGTCAATGGTACTGGTGACACGTTCCTCATGTTTCCTGACTGGGTGAAATCTGGGTTTTTCGAAATGAGGTTGAGTGTCCGGCCCACTGCCAATTGGTCAACATCAGTCAACTTTCCTGGTGCTGATATAGCGCTGGTGGAGTACAATCCAATCACGGGGGTTAGCACTACTGGTTCCATCTTCGGAGTTCTTTGTCAACCATCCACAACTGGCTTTACTTCCGCTCAGCTTCGAGATACCATAAGTGTCGGTCTTACTCTGCCAGCACAGTGCACCGTCGTTGTTTATGTTAATAACATTAATCAACGCGCTATTGGATTAAGGTTCAATGAATGGTTTGCTGGTTCCGTGACTAATGCTCTATACGCGCAGATAATCCTTACGCAGGTGAACGGTAACGTGTTTTCCGGGTTTTCGAGATCTACCACTTTGCCCAGCAACTCTGCCGAGACCTTGCCGATGATTCCTCATTACTTTGATGACGAAAAAGAATGGGATAAACCTGAGCGTTCCGAATTTCCACTCAAAACTCGCCTTGATACCTCCACTACTATAGAAGCTCGCCTTAAACTCAACGAGCAGCAGCTTGATGGCGACACTATAGCTAAACTTAGGGAGCAGTACATTGCGACGAAACTGCAGGAGCGTTCCTCCCGCAATTAATTACAACTATATATATTATTTATTTAACAATACTCGTTTGAGTCGACATTATTATGTACGAGTGCGCGTTGGGCCTGAAGAACCCACCCACAACTCTAGCAAGCATAATCGCTGGCCGTGGAAAGCTGTAACTAGAGTGAAGTATATGTATGTCAAGAGACGCATCTCTACTGGAAAGAGGTGCGTCTATGGGCTTATTGAATCCCTTACTGCAATGAAAAGTTAGGCTTATAGTCGTGGGCTATTCTTAGACCCAGAATTTTTTTGGACCCAGCGTAAGACTAATTGAATAGTTGCAATCATATTCGTTATAAGATCAATTGTAACCATGACTCGGAGTGCGATCCCGTAATTAACTGTTCCGACATCCAATCGGAGCATAGTCACGTCACCAGCTGGCAAGCTAGTGATGCGTTGTCCACACCACACAGTCACCCTTGAAGGAACTGTATTTGAACCACCGACGATCACTTGAGCCGACAAGCTTTGTTTATTGATATCCCAATTGTTATATCGACGTTAGGTCAGCTATTTATTGAGAGGTTAGTCTTAGTGGACAGACTAAAGGACAACGACTAGTCCTTGTACACCCATAAGTGCAAAACCCGGAGAGGGGGCGCCAGGTAACTGGCTATAAATTAAAATTTCTCTGGTAGTTGGAAAACAGGCCTCGGTTGGCAACAACCGTTCGGCCCC